CCGAGAAGCTGAACCGCCAGCGCATCGCCTTCGAGCGCGGCCAGCATGATATTCGCGCGAAGATCGCGCGCGCGAACGATCGCGTAGAATACGCTGAGCGCACCATTCCGCTGGTGAAGCAGGACATCGCGACCCGCACGCTGCCCGGCGAGGATGATCCATTCACGGCCAAGGCTGGCAACGAGACGTTCGACGATCGGACCGAGTTCGGCGCCGCGCTGCTGGCAAGCATGGAGAAGATGGTCAACGAGGCCGGCGCCCGCGAACGCCGCGAGGGGATGGGCGAACTGGCTGGCTTCCCGATCATCGGCGAGGTGCGCCCAGGATTCAAGGGCGAGATGGTCACGACGTTCCTGATCAAGCGCGCAGGCGGTCGCGAAACCGAAGTGCAATCCAACGATTCCCGTGGCCTGGTGACGAAACTCATCAACCGCATGCGCAACTTCGAAAGCGAACTGGCCGACCTGCAGTCAAGCCTCGACATGAATAAGCGCGATATCGCCGACTTCACGCCGCGCCTTGACAGCGCATATGACGATGGTGGGCGCGGCGCTGAACTGGACAAGCAGATCAAGGCGCTGGAAGAAATTCTCTCGAAGGAGACCGCTGCCGCGCAGGCGGCTGTCACCGTGCAGGTGCAGGGCGAACCGCCGATCGACACGCGCGAATCTGTCAGCGAGATCGTCGATCAGGATCAGGTTGGCATAGAGCCGGTCGATCCCGAGGAAACGCCGGATCAGCTTTGGGACCGGCTGGACATGCGCCTTGCCGAGCTGAACCTTGATCGGTCGGTTGAGTTGGCCATTCGCAGCACGCTCAGTCCGAGCGATCCCGGCGCCATGGCTGGCGCGTTCGAGGTCTATGGGAACGCAGACACTGGTGAAGTGACGTCCCGCGTGATCGCTATCGCGTTGGACAGCGAGACGCCGCATCTGATGACGCTCGACCATGAGGTCGTTCACGCCATGCGCAACCTCGGTCTGTTCAAAGATGCGGAATGGTCGATCCTGGCGCGCCGCGCCACCGGCGATAGTGCGCTATGGGCGTCAATCAAGGATCGCTATTCCCACCTGCCATATGACCGGCAGGTGGAAGAAGCTGTCGCCGACATGTTCAAGCTGTGGGCGCAGCGCAAGCGCCGCGGTGCGCCGCTGGGCGCCATCGAGCGCGCATTCGATCGCATCATGCAGTTCCTGCAGGCGCTGGGCAGCTTTGTGCGCCGGCAGGGCTTCAACACCGCCGAGAACATCATGCAGGCGATCGACGCTGGCCAGATCGGCTTGCGCGAGAGCAATCCCCGTCCGGTCAATCGTGGCGGCGAGACGCGGTATTCCATCCCTGACACGACGTTCGACAACGCCGAGACGGAAGCCCGCTGGCAGGACGCCAAGAAGGGTATGCAGACCCAGGAAGGCATACGCGACCGCCTGACCGGCTGGATGGCTGCTGGCTGGGCCGGCATATCGCAGCACTGGATCAGCCTGCCCAACACCCCGCGCTTTGCCGCTCTGCAGCAGAAGTTGCGCGCGCTCGAAGCCGCGCCCCAAGTGGCGAAAGAGCGCACCGTCCGCATGCTCGACGATATGGTCAAGGACTTCGACCGCAAGGAACTCGACCTGTTCACCCGCAAGGTGGTTCTGGACGATCTGTCGTGGGAAGTGACGCAGCAGCACGATCTTCCATTCGGACTCACGCCCGAGACGCTGAAATCCGAACTGGACAAGGTCAACGCCATCTTGCAGGCCGATCCAGACAAGAAGGTCTGGGGCGCGGTGATGAAGCGCAAGATCGTCAACAAGAAGCTGGCGCAGGAACTGGTCGATGCTGGCGTTCTTGAAGCCGAGCAGATCCGCAACCCGACCTATTACCGGCATCAGGTGCTGGAATATGCGCGCGCGCAGCAGAAGTTCGCGGCGACGCCAGGCGGAAAACTGAAGGCGCCGAAGTGGGCAAGGCGCATGGGGTCCACCATGGACATCAACGCGAACCTGCTGGAAGCCGAGTTCGACTGGCTGAACAAGGCGTTCATGGATATCCAGATTGCCAAGTCGATCGACTGGATCAAGGATTCCGACCACAACATCGTGGGCCGCTTGAAGCAGGAAGCCCGCGACCAAAACAAGGCTGGTATGGATGACGCACTGGCCGCAGCCAACGATGTGCTTGCCGATAAGGCATCGTCGCAGAAGGATGTGGAGGCGGCAGCCGCTCTCGTGGACGGATGGAAGGGCGCGAACCAACGCCTCGGTATGGGGTTCTCTGGCCTGAAGGCCGTGATCAAGTCTGGTGTGCTAAAAATACCACACCACTTGCAGGGCGCGGCTGACGGCATCGAGAACGGCCCCGGTTCTGGTGATCCACCCTTTGCGCTGTTGAACTGGATTCTGGACAATAGCCTGGAAGGCTCAATCGAGGCGGCGACTATCTACAAGGGCATCGGACTGCGCAACCAGATCATGCGCGCCGCGCTCGGCAAGGCATTCGTCGATCCGAGCGACGCCAACGCGCTTGTCAAACGCCTCGCCCCCGAAGGTTATGCCACATGGCAGCCGGAAGAGGGGAAGCTGTTGTTCACAGCCAAGACGCTGCCTGAGCATGCGATCGACGGCATGATCGACGAACTGAAGAACGCGCCGCCGCAGGGTGTCGACCGTGATGCATGGGTTGCGCGTCTGGAAAAGGCGAAGTCCACGCTGGTTGTGGGCGGCGAGCGCTACACGATGATCTTGCCGCAGGAAGTGGCCGACACGCTGAACCAGCTTCGCCGCCCAGGCGAGCAGTCGCTCATGCGCTGGATGGTTGAAAAGCCGGTACGCTCGTGGAAGCTGTGGATGCTCATCAACCCGCGTCGCTGGGCCAAGTACAACATCAACAATATGGTGGGCGATCTTGATGCGATCATCGCCGGCAACCCCAAGCTGCTGCGCCGTGTACCCGAGGCCGCCAAGGAACTGTTCAGCGTCATGGCGAAGGGCGGCAAACCCAGCGCGCGCTACGAGCAGGCGATCGAGCGCGGCGTGTTCGACAGCGGCATATCGGTGCAGGAAATTCCTGACATTCATGCGTTCAGCGCGTTCGCGCGGTTCGGCGATGAAAGCACACTGGCCAAAGCCAGCCGCCTGACGCTCGGCAAGGCATGGAACGCGCTGCAGGGATCGACGCAATGGCGCGAGAACGTCTTCCGCTATGCTGCGTACCTTGATTACGTCGACCGCATCGAGGCCGGCGAGGCGCAGCGCTCGATCGGTTACGGCGCGTCTCTGCGCGACATGGTTGATGCCGTAGAGGACAAGCAGGACAAGGCCGCACTGCTCGCCCGCGATCTCCTTGGAGACTATGGCGCGATCTCGCATTTCGGCGGTGGCCTGCGCAACACCGTCATTCCGTTCTGGTCGTGGATGGAGATGAACACGAAGCGCTACAAGCGACTTCTGGCCAACGCTTTCGACGAAGGCTTCACGCAGGGGCTGCGCGCCGGCAGCATCGTTGGTGCCGGGCGCGGGGTGGCGCTCTCCGTACAGATGGCCATGATTTACGGTATGATCCAGCTTTGGAACAACCTGTTCTGGCCTGAAGAAGATGATGAACTTGGTGAGCAGCAGGGTCGCCAGCTTCACATCATCCTTGGGAAGACTGCCGATGGCGAGATCGTCACGCTGCGCACACAAGGCGCAATGAGCGATTCATTGTCGTGGCTCGGCCTGGGCGAAGCCGCGAATGCGTTCAAGGAATACGAGCGCGGGCGCGGATCTATCGGCGAAATTCTCGTGCAGCCGGTCAAAGCGACGACAAACAAGCTGCTGACGTCACTATCCCCGGTCATCAGTGTTCCGCTCGAAAGCGCTATGGGCAAGAAGCTCTGGCCGGATGTATTCAATCCGCGCCCGAACCGCGATCCCTATCGCAACATCGCCGCGACACTCAGTCTCGACAACGAGTATGACGCGCTCATGGATAAGCCGAGCCGTGGCTATGCCCGCTCATGGCAGGAGGCAGTCCTGTACCGCCGTGACCCCGGCGAGATTGCCTATAACGAAGCGCGGGGCGTCGCTTACGACTGGCTGCGCCGCGTGAAGGGGCAGGATGGTTCATCGGACAACAGTTCGCCGCGATCTAATGCAGCGCGCGACTTCCGCACAGCCACCAAGTTCGGCGATCAGGAAGCGGCCGAGAAAGCCTTGCAGGAAATGGGCAATCTGGGCGTCACCCGCGGCGACTTCAATGCGATGATTAAGCGCGCCGCACCGCTCAGCCCGATTGCCAAGAAGGATCGCCGCGCGTTCATCGAAGGCTTGTCCGACAAGGAGCGCGAGGCGTTCGTTCGGGCCGAGCGCTGGTATGCGGAAACATTCTTGCCAGGCGGGGGATAATTCAACTGCATTTTTGACCCCGTGTGCATGCGTTGTATTTGTGCAACACGCTGTGTCGCATGGGCGCGCTCAGTCAAAAGCAAGAGGATTTCTGCCGGTTCTATATAGAACTCGGCTCTCCGTATGCCGCCTATGTCGCCGCTTATGGCCACGGGAACAGCAGCAAGAAAACGCTCAGCCAGGCTGCCAGCCGGAACATGGGAAAGCCGGCGATCAAGGCCCGGATCGCAGAACTACGAGAGGTTGTGGCAGAGGCGTCAGCCATGACACCCGTAAAGCTGGCGCAGCAGCTTATGGATGATCGCAAGTTCGCGCGCGACAACGGTAACGCGGCGGCGGCGGTCAAGGCGACCGAGAACCTCGGCAAACTGCTGGGCTTTTTCGTCGAGAAGAAAGAGATCATGCACGGCATGCGGCCAGACGAGGCGCGCGCGACAATCGACGCATTGCTGCCTGAGTTCCTTGCCAAACGGCAAGCTGAATCAGGCGGCGACGCATGAATATGCTGGCCGACATAGATCCTGCCGTACTCAACAACCTGAGCGACGAGGATATGTGCCGGCTGGCCGCTGCGCTGATCGAGATGACGAAGGAAGAGGAACGCGCGAAGTGGCGCAACCTGTTCCCCGACACCGGCCCGCTGCGCCGCGAACTTTACCCACGCCATATGGAGCATTTCGCGGCCGGCGCGAAATACCGCACCCGCCTGTTCATGGCCGCCAACCGCGTCGGCAAGTCAGTTGCTGGCGGCTATGAAGTGGCCTGCCACCTGACCGGAGAATATCCGCATTGGTGGGTTGGCCGGCGCTTCACAAAGCCGGTTCAGGTATGGGTGGCCGGCGACACCAACGAGACAACGCGCGACATCATCCAGAAGCAGTTGCTGGGCGAGGTGGATTACACGGGCGGCCAACGCGCGTTCGACGGCGTTGGCATCATCCCGATCGAGGCGCACGGTAAGGGCACATTCAAGCAGAACACGAACGGCCTTCTGGATTTTATCCCGATCAAGCACAAGAGCGGGCGTTGGTCGAACCTCGCGTTCAAATCCTACGAGCAGGGCCGCAAGGTCTTTCAGGGCACAGCAAAGCACCTGATCTGGCTAGACGAAGAATGCCCGATGGACGTCTACAACGAGTGCCTCCTGCGCACCGCGACCACGAACGGCATCGTCATCATGACCTTCACGCCGCTGCTCGGCATGTCCGAAGTGGTTCTGTCGTTCTTGCAGCCAGAGCATGCGGAAAATAACCATGCCAGAGGTTAATCCGTCAAAATATTACACGACGGCATCGATGTACGATGTCCCCCATCTCGACGCGGCAACGATTGCGGAGATGGAGAAGGATACCCCCATTCACCTGCAGCGTTCGCGCGTTCACGGTGAACCATCTCTCGGGTCCGGCGCAATCTATCCGATCCTGCCCGAAGAGATACGCTGCCCGCCGTTCGTTCTGCCCGACTATTGGCCGCGCGCCTATGGCTTTGACCCCGGCTGGAACAGGACCGCTGCCGTCTGGGGGGCGCACGATCGAGATAACGACGTGATCTACCTCTACGGGGAGCACTATCGCGGTCAAGCCGAGCCATCGATTCATGCCGACGCCATCAAGAACCGCGGAATCTGGATGCCTGGTATCGCCGATTATGCCGGCAGGTCCATCGAGGGCGAGCGTGTCATAGATCGCTACCGGGCGCTGAATCTCAATCTGGTGAACGCAGACAAGTCGGTTGACGCCGGGCTTATGGAAGTGTTGCAGCGCCTTTCAACCGGCCGCTTAAAAGTATTCTCAACGCTCTCAAATTGGTTCGAGGAATACAAGGTTTACCATCGCAACGAAAAGGGCGTGATCGTAAAGCTGAAAGATCACCTGATGGACGCGACCCGCTACTTGGTAATGGGACACCATCACATGATTACAAAGCCTATTCCTCGCACGAACATGAATAGTTCCTTTCACGCGCTTGACGGAAAGACGGGTTACTGATGGAAGATTCTCAGTTCATCACGGAAACAGAAATGCTGTTTGCCGGCGAGGAAGCCACGGACGACAAAATCCTGCAGGCCAAGCGCGTCGCTGCGGCCGAGAAGGTTGTTCAGCATCTGACGACGCTGGCTGATGATGCGGTTCTCAAGCGCCAGCCGATCGAGCGGCGATGGCTGAGCAACATGTGCCAGTATTGGGGTGTGCGCAGCGTAAGTGAGCTGACGACGAAATCCTCACCCCTGACCGAGGGCGTCGCCAACGATCCAAGGAACCGGCGCTCCACCGTGTTCGTCAACATCACACGGCCCAAGACAAACAGGATCATCGGGCGGCTGTTCGACATTCTATTTCCGGCCGATGACAAGAATTGGGGGATCAGCCCGACGCCAGTTCCTGAACTGGACATGGTTGCCAAGAAGGCCATGGAGGCGGCCGAGGAGGCGGCCGAGGAAGCGAACCGGCTGGCGCAGGGGGAAGAAGAGGGCGCCATGTCTCCTGATGGCCTCACCCAGGATGATCTGCTGCAGAAGGCAGGAGACCTTGGCCCGCAGGCGGCCGCTGCGCAGAAAGAGATCGACGAGGCTAAAGCCCGGTCAGAGCGTATGGCAGCGCATATCGACGATCAACTCGTCGAAGCGCGCTATGCGCAGAAGTCACGAGATGCTCTGGAATGGGCTGGCAAGATCGGCGTTGGCATCCTCAAGGGGCCTGTCGTCATGGATGGCGGGCGCACAGCATGGAAGAGGGGCGCCGATGATAGGTTCGCCCTGCAGCCGTCTGGCGAGAAGGCGCGCCCCACCGTGGAGGTGGTCAGCCCGTGGGGTTTCTATCCCGATCCATCAGCCACCTGCCTGGAGGACGCGGAATACATTTTCGAACGGCACCTGCTGTCGCGCTCGGGCTTGCGCAAGATGGGCAAGAAGCTCGGGTTCTTCCCTCAGCGCATGCAGGAACTGATGAAAGACGGCCCCAGCATGACAACGGGAACGGACTTCAACATGATCCGCGATCTGCGCACGCTGAGCGGCGAGGATGCCAGCATAGTGAACCGCTATGTGGTATGGGAATATCACGGATCGCTTGAAACAGAGCACGTCGTCTCGCTGCTACAGGCAGTCGGATCGCCGGAAGCCCTTGAACGCGCCGAGGCATTCGAGAAAGAAGCGAACCCCTATGACGAGGTGCGCGTCATCGCCTACTTCTGCGACGGCAAGCTCCTGAAGTTGTCCGAATATTACCCGATGGACAGCAGTGATTTCATCTACTCGGTCTACAGCCTCGAAAAGGGGGCGGCCACCATTCTCGGGGCGATCGGTATTCCCGAGATCATGCGCGACAGCCAGGAAGTCCTGAACGCGGCGTGGCGCATGATGATGGACAACGCCAAGCTCGCCGTTGGCCCGCAGGTTCTGATCGACAAAGGCGTCATCGATCCGGCAGACGGAAGCTGGGACATGTACCCCGGCAAGGAATGGTTGTTCAACAGCCGCGCCATAAATCGAGAGGGGGCTAAGCCCTTCGAGATATTCAATATCCCAATGAACCAAGCTGAAATCGCTGGGATTATCTCTCTGGCAAAGTCGTTCATCGACGACGAGACAGCCATGCCCAGCTTCATCGAGGGTGGTAATAGCGAGGAAAAGGCGCCGGGCGCTGCATCCACCGTCGGCGGCTTTGCCATGCTGCTCAACTCGGCCGGCGTGAATGTGCGCCGCATGGTCAAGAATTGGGATGACGACGTCACCACCGGTGTCGTGCGCCGGCTCTACGACTGGAATATGCAGCACTCCGATCGCGACGAGATCAAGGGTGACATGCAGGTTGAAGCGCGCGGCACGTCCGTGTTGCTGGTTCGCGAAATGCAGTCGCAGGCGCTCATGGCCATCTCGGTCAATTGGACCGTGCATCCGGTGCTCGGCATGATGTTCAAGAGTTACGAACTGGCCCGCATCACGCTGCAGGCAACCGGCATCAGCCCGAACGACGTGCTCATTGACCGCGACGAGTTCGAGAAGCGCCTTGCGGCTGCCGCGAAGGAGGAAGCCCCCGAAGATCCGCAGTGGATGGCCCGCAAGGAGATTGCCACGATCGATGCGGAGAGCCGCAAGTACCAGGCCGACGCGCAGCGCGAAGTGGGCATGATGCGGCTATCTGAGGAATCGAAGGTCAGCATCGCGGACATTGCCGCCAAGCTCGAATCTACGCGCGACGCGCTGCGCTCGAAAGAGCGGCTGGCCGCTGCCGAGATCGCGTTCGATTCGCGGGTGGCAGCGGAAGCCAAGGCCGAGGGGCGCACGCCGACAGGCTCTGGCGGCTACGTCAGCGCTGGGACGAAAGAGCTATGAGCAGCGCCCGCCTCGAACTCGACTTCACATCGAGGGATAGAATCAAGGCCGAACTTGTCTCGCGCCTGGAAGCCGCGCGTGAGGCGATCGAACACCCCCAGGCCGATGAATCCACGAACATGTTGCGCGGCGAAATCCGCGTGCTGCGCGATCTGATCGAGCGCGTAGCCCCGTCACCCCCGAAGAAGCCAGAGCCGGTCTCTCGCCAGCTTACCCCCACCCCCGCTGATTATTGACAGGTGAAACGATATGTCCGATACTGACAATCAGGAATTTGAGGCCGCTTGGAAGCTGGCCTCTGGCGACGACAGCGCACCCATTACGCCCGTGCCGGCCAATGATGGGAACGCATCAGCAGATGCAGCCGCCGAGGCCGCTGCAGAGGCAAACGGTCAGCCGGGGGATGGTGCAGAAGCCGCCGATCCCAACCGTCAGGATGGGGCCGCTGTCGAACAGCCGCCTGCCAACACCGACACAACTGCACCCGATATTTGGGCAGATGCTCCCGAACACCTGAAGGCCGCCCACGAGGCCGCCATCGCCAAGTTCGAGCATCGCATCAAGAGCGACGAAGGCCGGGTTTCCGGGTTTCAGCGCCGGTCGGATGAACTGCGGCGACAGGTAGCGGTGCTTCGCACCACGAGTGAGCAGGAAGATCTCAAGACGTATCTGGACTCGGAAGAGTACAAGAAGTCGAAGGATGAATATGGCGCTGATCTCGGCCCCATTTTCCAACTCATCGAAGGGCTTGCGAAAAACACCACGACCAACGCCCAGCAGATCGGGCAGGTGACGACGACAGCCGCTTCGCAGATTGAAGCCGATGTCGAGGCCCTGCTGGATGAGGTGGCCCCTGACCGGGTAGACCTTATCAGCGATCCGAAGTTCAGCCCCTGGCTCGATACTCAACCTGCTTTCGTGAAGCGCCTTGCGACCAATAATTGGGATCGTGTGGTTGACCCCGCTGAGATTGTTGAACTTTGCAACCGTTTCCGCAGCGCCCACGGCATCGAAATGCCCGAGATCGCGAGCGAACGGAAGGAGGGGGCGGCAACTCGACCGACTGAAACCAGCCGGAAGCGTGAACTGCAGCTTGAAGGTTCCAAGGCCACGACATCACGTCAGCAGATCGCCAACCCTGGCGTTGAAGATGACGATTTCGAGGGGGCTTGGAAGGAGGCTGCGGCGGCAAAGAAGCGGGCCTAGAACCCCGCACCATCGCTCCGGCTAGATATTGGGATATGACCAATGGCTGGTACTGTTTATGGGGATATTACCCCGCGCACCGCGGCCCACGCCGCAGTTGGCATGCTCTCGCACGCCGAGCCTGTTAGCGTTCTTTCGAAGTTCGGCCTGACCAAGCCGCTCCCGAAGAACAAGACGGACACGATCAAGTTCCGCCGCCCCGTCCCGTTCGCTGCGCTGACCGCGCCGCTGGCCGAAGGCGTGACGCCTACCCCTGGTTCGTTCAGCTACGAGGACGTCACCGTCCAGATGCTGCAGTGGGGCGATCTGTTCACGATCTCCGACAAGATCGCGGACACGCACGAAGACCCCGTTCTGCAGGACATGTCCATGCTCTGCGGCGAACAGGCTCAGAAGACGCTCGAAGCGATCATCTGGGGCAAGCTGGTCGCCGGGACCACCGTCTACTACGCCAACGGCACAGCGCGTACCGACGTGAACACCGCAATCTCCCTGAACGACATTCGCAAGGTGGTTCGCTACCTGCAGTCGATGAAGGGCAAGAAGGTCAACACGATCCTCGACGGCTCTCCGGACTATGCTACATCTCCGATCGAAGCTGCTTACATCGGTTTCACTCACACCGATATCCAGGCCGATATCCGCGGCCTGGCCGGCTTCATCCCCACGGCGAAGTACGGTCAGCGCAAGGTGCTCGTGCCTGAAGAGTTCGGCGCAGTGGAAGATGTGCGCTTCATCACCAGCCCCGAACTTACGCCGTTCATCAACGCAGGCGGCGCCCATGGCGGCAACGTCCTGACCACCGATGGGACCAGTGCCGATGTCTACCCCGTCGTCATTGTGGCAAAGGAGGCATACGGACTTGTCCCGCTCAAGGGCATGGGCGCGATCGTCCCTCGGGTCATCAATCCTGACACGATCGACAAATCGGACCCCCTTGGTCAGCGCGGTTACGTCGGCTGGAAGGCGTATTTCAATGCGACCATCCTCAACCAGACGTGGCTTGCCCGCATCGAGGTTGCCGCTTCGGTTCTGAGCTGATCGGCTGAATGAACAAAGGCCGGGTGGCGGACTTTTGCGCTCCCGGCCACATAATAGGAGTTACGACTATGCGCAGCAAGCAGGGCAGCTACACCGGCACCACCGCCGCCCAGAACATCAGCCTCGGATTCGTGCCCACGAAGATCGAGGTTGAGAACGCCACCGATGGCGATGAACGCTGGACGTGGGAGCGCGGCATGGCCGCCGCCAGCGCCCTCAAGATCGCCGCCGACGGGACCAAGACCCTGATTACCTCCAACGGCATTACGCTGTGGGATGGCAACAGCACGTCCCCCAAGGGCTTCACCATCGGCACGGCGCTGTCCGAGAGCGCCAAGACGTTCCGCTACACCGCGACGGCAACCGACGACTATTGATATTCCAGGCGGCGGGCCGGGTGAAACCCTGGCCCGCTTCTTGACCTCAAGCGAAGAGAACGCCCCTATGTCAGATGTCGAAAAAACGAACGGTCTTGGTGAAGAGACTGTCGATGTATTCATCATCCAAGCCGAAACCAACCCGGTTCGCCTGAACGTAAACGGTAGAGCTGTCCTCATTCAGGTGGGTGTCGATTCGTCCATCCCTGCATACTTTCTGCCGTCGCTCGACAACGCTACTCTGAGGTACCGCCTGAGCGGCGATGTTCCGGAAGTGCGTGGGCAGGCGGATCGCGGCGCCGATGACTCCACCCCCGAAGACGACACATTCGATGCCGAGGCCATGATCGCCATGACGATCGACGACTTCAGGGCATCGGTGGAAGGGAACCCTCTGACTGCCGAGCAGATCCAGAAGGTTCGCGATGCTGAAACCGATCGAGAGAAGCCCCGCGCGGGCATTCTTGCGATCCTCGACGAAGCAACCGACGCGCAGAACTGATCTGCTTTCTAATAGGAGCACCCCCCCATGGCGAAAATTCCTGTTCACCAGTCGCAGTACAACTTGATGATGAAGTTCGCAAAACTGAACGGACTCGAAGTCAAGCACGGCCTCACCAAGGGGCCGGAGCTTATGGAGATTTTCGAATCAACCTGGCCCGGAATGACCGAGTTTGAACTTCCGGAAGACGGAGAGGTTGGCGCCCTCGGCCAACCGACGCAAGAGCCGCTGCCGTCGTATGCTGCCCAGCGTCAGGCTGAGGTTGGCGACGACATGACGCACTATTCGTTCGATCCCAAGGTTGTGGTCAACATCCCGTCCGACGCGGAGAACGGCGGCGCCCATCCGGTGCCGGTATGCGTGAACGGGGACCACATCCTGATCATGCGCAATACCGATGTCCCGATTCCGTATCGTTTCTATGAGGCGCTGCGCATCGCGGTGGAGACGAACTATCGCCAGGAGGCCCCGGAGAGTGGAGGCAAGCCGGTCACCATCTCGGAGCGCCGGCACGCATTCCGGTTCTCCACGCTGGAAATGCCGCCGCGCGATGAGATCGAGGCATATAGAAAGCGCAACGCCAGCGTCGGCCTGGACAAGTCGGAAGACCCGCGCCTGATCGTCAATCAGGGCAATGTCGGGGTCAGCCAGAACGCGGCTGATCTACTGGAAGCGCTGACCACACTTCTTGGTAGCCGGCAGCAGGAAGCGGCATAATCCATGAATTTCCTGCAACTCGTTCAGGATCTGGCGCGCCAGTCTGGTACACTGGCCGGGGGCACAGCGCTGTCCTCGGTTGTGGCCCAGACTGGCCGTGCCGATAAACTTGTGAACTGGATCTCATCCGCATGGGTGGATATCCAGAACGAGAAGCAGGGGAAATGGAACTGGCTGCGCGGGGAGTTTCAAGCCCCCCTCACGATCGGCCAGTCACGCTACACCGCTACCGATCTCGGCCTAACGCGGTTCTCTGCCTGGGAGGTGGAGACGCGGCGCTTCGAACCATTCACGACTTACGATCCCTCAATCGGTCAGCGGGATGAAAGCGAGATTGGCCAGATAGATTACTCGCTCTGGCGCTCGAAGTATGACCGCCGGACGCACGATGCCAACCGCCCGATCGAGTGGGCGCTGTCGCCTGCGAACGAACTGTGCGTCGGCACCAAGCCCGACAAGGCATATGTGTTGCGCGGTGAATACTGGAAGTCACCGCAGGAGCTTTCCGCCAACGACGACGCGCCAGAGGTTGCCGTGCGCCACCACAAGGCCATCGTCTACAAGGCCATGATGCTGATGGCGGAATCCGACGAGAGCATCGCGACTTTCAACATGGCCGAGCGCAAGTACGGAGAGCTTTACGCTAACCTGTGCAACGACCGCACCTGCCTTCCGCACGTTTCTGTGCGCGCCGCCGGCCCACTTGCATGAGCAAGCCAAACACCTTCGCTCTGGTAGGTGGGATAGACGAGGTTTCACAGCCGCTCGCCATCAAGCCCGGCCGCGTTCTGAGCTGCGTCAATTATGAAGCGCTCGAAGATGGCTATGCGCGCGTCGAAGGATACGAGCGCTTTGATGGTCGCACGCTGCCCAGCGAGACGCCATTCTGGCTGCTGTCCTTCGATAACGGAACCATTCCGATCGTATCTGGCTATACCGTGACGGGGGCGCTTTCGGGTGCCACCGGGCTTGTGATGATCGATCCAGAGGTGACGGCCGGGGATTGGACCACGACGCCCGCTGTCGGACGACTTGGTCTGCGCGCGATTGCTGGCACATTTCAGAACGGCGAGGCCCTGCTTGTCGGCGGGATCTCTCACGCCTCAGCCGATGGAACGCTGACGTCTGGCATGTCGGCATCTGGCGACGAATATGAGGACGATGTCGCGCGGGCTGCGCGGGCCTATGGCCGAAGCCTGATCACGGCGGTTCCCGGCAGCGGGCCTGTGCGCGGCGTGTGGGAGTTCAATGGAACGGTCTATGCCTTCCGCGATAACGCCGGCGGGACGGCTGGCGCAATCTACAAGTCCAGCCCAGCCGGCTGGGTGGCTGTTGGAAGCCTCGGTCACATGCTCGCCTTTACCAGTGGCGGCGCGACCGAGATACTCGAAGGCCAGGCCATCACTGGCGCAACTTCCGCGGCGACAGCGATTGTGCGCCGAGTTGTCCTGCGATCAGGAACATGGGGGGCAGGCGATGCCGCTGGCTACTTCATCCTGTCGAACATCACCGGCGTGTTCGTGGCCGAGAACCTGAACGTTGGTGCGTCGCTAAACCTCGCGACGATTGCTGCCGCCCCGGTTGCCAACGCACTCCCTGCCGGCGGCCGGTACTTCTTCTTGACGCACAATTTCTACGGAGCCAGCGGCACGCGCCGCATCTATGGCGTCAACGGCGTCGGCCCATCCTTCGAGTTTGACGGAACCTATTTCGTCCCCATCCTGACCGGAGCCACCGTCGAGACACCGGAGCGCATTGCCAAGTTCCGCAATCAGCTTTTCCTCTCCTACCCCAACGGGCTTGTCCAAGGCAGCGAAGTGGGGGAGCCGACCGGCTGGGATTCTCTTGGCGGCGCATGGGAGGTCGGCATCGGATCTGATGTCGCTGATTTCATCCAGCACACCGACAGCCTGCTGATCCTTGGTAAGCACGGTATTTTTTCTCTGACCGGGTACGACTCAACCGATTTCGCGCTCAGCCAGATCACGGATGAGTCCGGCGCCAAGCCTTTCACCGGACAGCGGATCGGCGCGGGGATATATCTGGACAATCGTGGCCTTCGCTCGATCACGACGTCACAGGAGTTTGGCAATTTCTCCATGGGCGCGATAACCGAGAGCGTGAAGAAGACGCTGGGGCGCCGCAAAAGGTCGGGTGTAAAGCCGATCGCCAGCGTCCTTGTGCGGACCAAGAGCCACTACCGCATGTTCTACGACGATGGGTCCGGCCTATCGTTCTACGTCGGCCGCAAAGCGCCCGAGCCGATGTATTTCGAGCTTGGCAAGAACCTGACCTGCGTTTCGTCTAACGAGAGCGAGGATGAGGACACGCTCGATGATGAGCGCATGTTCTTCGGCGATGACCAGGGGTTTGTCTATCAGCTCGACAGCGGCCCGTCATACGATGGCGACGCCATCCTCGCATTCGTCCGCCTGGCCTATTCACACATGGGCGCACCGAACGTGCTCAAGCGCGTGAACAAGGTTTCGATGGAGGTGACCGCGCCCGCGCCAATGACGCTGCGCTTCATCGTGGACTATGACTATGCCAGCCGTGAGCAGTTCGACAGTTCACAGCGTGACGTCGATGCGGTGGGCACAGGCGGCCTGTGGGATGTCAGCGATTATGACGAATTTTTCTGGTCTGGGCCGGACGAGAATGTTCTCGAAGCCGAGATCGAGGGGCAGGGCTTCAACGCCTCAATGACGATGTTCAGTGAGTCAGACAGCGTTCCACCGCACATCCTGCGGGGCGCAACCTTTTACTATCTTGAGCGGGGGGTTCGCCGGTGACAAATCCTTATTACGAATCCGGATCGGTCAACGCGCTAAGCCGCGCGCGCGCATCCATCGTGAACGCCGAGTTCGGAAAGATCGAACTGGCCTTCGATGGCCTGCATGAATCGCTGAACGACTTCGGCACGGCGACATCGGCCTCGGAAATCACGCTGGGCACGGGCGTGAAGGCGCTCACCATCGTCGGCGGACACTTCATTCAGGTAGGCCAGCAGGTGGCTGTCTCCAGCGCTGTTACGCCGATCACGCACTACATGATTGGTGTAGTCACTGATTACGACACGGGGACCGGAGAGGCAGAAGTCACCGTCAGCAACTTCGAGGGCACGGGAACGCTTTCGAACTGGGTTGTATCGATCACGCCGCGTGGGTTTTTCACTGCCATTCAGGGATTGACTGGTGTCCAAACCGTGCCCGCCATCAAGGCTGGCCTTGACATTACCGACGTCACAACCGCCGCAGTCGCGCTGAAGGCTCCGATCGCCTCGCCTGCATTCACAGGCAACCCGACTGCGCCGACGGCCGCGAAAACTGATAACGACACCAGCATCGCGACCACCGCGCATGTCCAGTTAAACACCGCATGGACCGTGATCGCAACGGCGGCGGGTGGTGTGGGCATTTCTACGGTCGCCTTCACCTCCATCCCAACGCACTACAAGGATTTGATGCTGGTCGCGAATCCGATCGGCGCGGATTCGGCCACTGTATTTTCAGTATCAGTATCAAACAATGGAACAAATTGGGCCACGGGTTTTGCCATCGATGTGACCAATAGCACTACCGTCGAGAAGCTGGCGCTGATCTTCCACGGGGCGAATAACTCTATTGGTATCGGTGCAATCTCAGGCGGCTTCAAGAGCAGCAATGCTCTGTCAATCAACGACGGTCTTGGCGCCACCCCAGCATTATTGCCGCGCATGTGGGTGGCATCAGGAGGCATCGCAGGCATCCGCTGCACCGTCACGTCGCCGCGTATCTTCAACTCGACAAGCGTCTTTACGCTCCTGGGGCGCTGACCAATGGCGAACGATCTCATCATCGACTGCGAGACGGGCGAGCAAGTGCTCGTCCCTTCCGTTCCATTGTCAATGGATGACGCACGGACAGCCAAGAGACAGGAAATTGAGTGGCGCCGCGACACCATCTTCGCTGCTGGTTTCACACCATCAACCGGTCCTTTGGCGGGAAAGACGCTTCAGACGCGCAACGTTGATGACCGCACGAACTGGCTGACCAGCCAAGCCGCGTACTCGGCTGCCGTTGCTGGCGGCTTCGGCTCCGTGGTCGATGCGACATTCCGCACAGCGGACAACGAGACAATCGTCTGCACCTACGCCCAGGGGCTGCAAACGCTGCTGGCGATGGCCGATTGGGGCAAGACCGTCATGGGCGCAAGCTGGGCGCTCAAGGATGCCGTGGAAGCAGCGGCAGACCTGACGGCACTCTCATCCATCGATATGGAGGCTGGTTGGCCGTGACCTACCTGCGCCGCATGATGATCGCTTTCGACCAGCTGGGGAACGTGTTCCTCGGCGGCAACAACCCCGATGAGACAATCTCGTCGGCAGTGGGGCGCAAGGCCGCCGCTGGCAGGCGCTGGGCGCTGATCGCTGAGCATATCCTCGACTGGATTTTCTGGAAGCTCACCGGCGAGCGCGGACATTGCCGGGCGAATATCGAATGGGATGAGTTCAACAAGGAGATTTACCATGGTTAAGCTGCTCAGCCGCCTCGTCGTGGCCGCGGTCGATACCGCCAAGCCCGCCGATCAGTACGTTGTCGTTCGCCATCCTGTGACCGGCAAGCTGATCGTGTCTGCTGTTAGCGGCACGAACTGGGGCTGATGACTACCTGGCGGGCCGCATTTCTAGCAGCCCGCCAACAGCCGAAGGGACGAATGCAATGAGTGATTACCTGTCTGGCAAGGCGGAGATCCAGAGCCTTTCTGCGACTGGGGCGGGCAACGTCTTTGTCCCTGATATTGGGCGGCCATTGCGCTGCACGATCAGCGGAACGTGGGTCGGCAGCGTCAAAGTTCAGCGCAGCTATGACCGCGGAACCACCTGGAACGATATGACGTTGGCCGGTTCGCCAGATGCAGTTTTTACTGGAAACTGCGATGAACTGATCGACGTGCCAATGCACGGCAGCGTCCAGTATCGTCCCCATTTCACCAGAACTAGCGGCACTGCCGTTGTTGAATTGGGGCACTGAGCCATGGGCATGACGGCAGAAGAAGCCTTCGTCTTTGCACTGAAGGCAAAAGGTATGGCCCAGACGCTTTCGGACAAGACGCTGACCATGCCGGTGATCGACGGCGCGATCCGTGAGGAACAGGCACAGATCGTGGGCACCACGCCCGCGATCTCGCCGGCCGATGGCTCCATCCGCTACTGGACGCTGACCGCCAATTCGACGCCGACCAAGGGCGCCTGGAACGACGGGGAAAGCCTGACGCTGCATGTGGCCGATGGCCCGGCCGCCGCCGTCAACTGGACGTCGATGGCGATTACCTGGGTGAGCGGATCGGCGCCCGCGTTGCCGACCAGCGGATGGGCCGTGATCGAACTGTGGCAGGTCAACGGCGTGCTTTATGGCGCTTATGCCGGGGCGGTGGCGTGAGCGGACTGCACAAGCGGATGCGCGCGGTCGCCGGCCGGGGCGGCCAGCGGCAGTACGTGGCGATCGGCCACGCATCCTCGCCGTACCTCAGCGTCTATCCGTGGCTTTCGACGGGCTTCGGCGCGAAGTTCGCCAACCCGGCAACGCTGCCGGGCAGCGATGGCGTAGGTGTGCATTTCGGGCCGGGCGCGCGGCATGTAGCAGTGGTGTTCGGGACCAGTCCCTACGTCCACGTCTATCCGTTCAGTTCGGGCGGGTTCGGCACGAAGCTATCCAATCCGGCGACGTTGCCGGCCGGCGCGTCACAGTCCGTGCGGTTTTCGCCATCGGGCGACGCGATCGCGCTGACGCACAATGGCGCTTCTCCCCACCTCAGCGTCTACGCCTGGTCGCCCGCAGGCTTCGGCGCGAAGTATGCGAACCCGGCAACGCTGCCGACCGGCGCGTTCGATCTGGCCTGGTCGCCCGACGGTTCGGTTCTTGCGGTGGGCTGCTCATCGAGCCCTTATGTCGTGGCCTATCCCTTTTCGGCGGGCGGCGGGCTCGGCACGAAGTATGCGAACCCGGCTTCCCTGCCGGTGGATTTCAACGGCGGCATCGCGTTCAACCCCGCCGGCTCTGCGGTGGCGCTGGGCAACTATGCCTCGCCCTACCTGACCGGCTACCCATGGGCGGCGGGCTTCGGGGCGAAGTATGCGAACCCCGCCACGCTGCCGGCCGGGCCAGTTCGCGGGGTGGCGTTCGCGCCCGACGGCACGGCAGTGGCCGCCGCGCATACCAGTTCACCCTATCTTTCGGCATGGGCCTTCACGGCTGGGGGCGGCTTCGGATCGAAGTTTTCCAACCCAGGCACGTTGCCGGGCAGCAACGGCTTTTCGGTCGATTTCGCACGCAGTGGCACGGCGGTGGCGGTGGGCCTGTTCAGTTCGCCCTACGTCGCCGCCTACGCCTGGTCGCCATCGGGCTTCGGCGCGAAGTTCGCGAACCCGGCTTCGCTGCCGGCTGGCCTTGGGTACAGTATTTCGTTTGGAGTGGACTGACATGGACCTTGCCCAGGAACGCCTCGACACGCTCATCCAGGCGCGGGATGCCCGCCGCCGTGCGGTGATGCATTACCAGATCGATATCGACAACTTCGCCGCTGCGATCGTGCTGATCAACGCGGAGCACGGTGACGATCCGGCGTTGCAGGCATTCGGCAACGAGCTGGTCGATCTGCTGGCAACGACGATGCACCAGCAGGACCGCGAACGGGTGATCCTGCGCGTGATCGAAGCACAACTGGAGCCTGGTCATGTGGGTTAAGGTCAGCGAAGGCGCGGCCCAGCGCATCACCATTACCGACCTGCGATTGGCCGAGCCGGACTGGAGCTTTGCCGAAGCTCCGAGCGCAGAGTCGCTGGCGGAGTTCGATATCTATCCTCTGGCCGCTGTAGAGCCACCCGAGGCCGGGTTCGGCCAGCGCATCGAGGAAGGCGCGCCCGAACTTGTCGATGGCGAATGGCGGCAGACCTGGAATGTCACTGATATTCCTGCCGAAGAAATCCG